TAACTCACATATTTGCGCAACTAAATCACAATCATTTATGCTTAGTTATCAAATAAATATAGTTCCTAAATGGCTTATAAAAGATCATTCACTTTACTTCGTTGATGACAGTAATAAAATAAGGAATATTGAAACTGGCAAGATATTACAAATGCAAGTGAAGGGATATACTAAGGGCTACTATCTTAACGGAAGATTTTTTTCACTGAAGCAGATAAGGCCGATGTTGATAAAATATGCTGAAGAATCATTGCCATTTTAAACAGTTATGATCATTTGTATAATTCCAGGTCTTTTTGCAAATGATAAAATGTATAAATGCAAAGTGAATTGCAAAAGTGCGACGCAACAATTAATCACATAACTTTAGAAAATGACATTCAAAGTTTGTCCAGGTATCGGCGATAATATTTGGCTTTTTATGAAGCTGATCAATAGCGGTAAGAAATTTTATTTTCATATCCAGGATGGCAACCCGCGCCGATCCTTGCCCATATTTGATATGTTGCCACAACTTGTTAATAATGCAGAGTACGTTGAAATAAAGGGCGGATATAAGGCAATCAAAGCGAATAATATTGCCAGAAGAAATAAGCGATTTATTGACATTTCAGAAGGATCACATTTTTTAAGTGCAAATGAACATCTTGAAAATGGTTTTAGAATTGAAAACTTCCTGCCTGATCTTGCAACATCATATCGGCTGCATTATGATTTGAAAGGCGCTAAATCTGGCCTTCAACCGGGTAAAAAGTACATTGGCATTTATGGCAGCAGTTATTCAACTTCTCGCGCATGGGGCTTTTGGCAGGCTGATAAATGGGCTGAATTATGCAAATTGATTTATGCTTACAATCCTGAATACCGATTTGTGATCATTGGTGCCGATTTCGATATTGATATGAATACTGAACTTTCCGGTATTTTATCAGCGGCAAATATTCCGCATATAAATAAAACAGGTCGATCACTCCAGGAAACGGCGGCAATATTGCAGGATCTTCACTACTTCTTTGCTTTCCCGTCCGGTCTGCCTATCTTAGCCCATACACTTGGCAAACCTTTGACTATGTTTTACCCGCCTCATTTAAGCAAGATGATAAATGCATGGGCAAAGCCTGAAGATATTGCCAGCGGATTTTATAATGCCTGTTTATTCTGTGAACCGGGACCGATATTTGAATGGGTAAAAGTGGGAGGATGGATATGAAAAAAATTCCGATCGAACTATTAACGTGCCTGGTATTGGGCGTGATCGTTGGCGCTGTTTGCTTTTTAGTTATCTTTTATTTATTTGCATAACTTACATATATGAAACAAGATTATTCAGAATATCTTTCTCAGCCGGGCATGTTGGAATACATTGAAAGCGAATGGTTGAAAAACCCACAAATACATGATGCTCAGGCTGCATTTGTGAACAGCGTTATTGAGAGGTATAATATAAAATCAGTAATTGAATTTGGCTGCGGGACCGGTAACTTGGCTATGAGGTTGCCGGATAAGATTAATTACAGGGGCGTTGACCTTAACCCAGAGGCTTTAATAATTGCAATGGAGAAAAGGCCGAATACTGAGTTTAAGTGTACTGACGTTCGCAAATTTCGCGGCAAAGCCGATCTTGTTATTGCCTTTGCATTTTTAAAGCATTTCTCTTTAGATGAATTGCCGGCAATAATGACTAAGCTGAAGCAGGCGGGTAAGCATGTAATTTTCGATATGCCATATTCGGATGATCCCAAAGACGACGGCGTTGAGCACTTTCATACATGGTGCAACCCTGTTAAGTTCTTCGATATTAAGCCTATTGAAATAGATCAAACTTCAAACTTTGTAGAACCAATTTACTTGATATGAAAAAGAACTTCCCGCTCGTCATTATGCTTATAATTTACGCGGCATTAATCACATTTGTTGTAATCACTTTTAAAAAAGGGTAATGACTGCTGCCTGTTCCGGCGGGGCCGGAGATATAGTCTATTCAATTCCTGTAATGCGGGCATTGGGCGTTAATAATTACGCCGTCAAGGTGAACCATTATGAGATACCTGATATGAACTTATTCAAGTCTGTTCAATCGCTGCTAATATCTCAGGGATTTGAATGCATTGCAACTTCGGGTGCCACTGTTTGGGGTGAGTTTGAACCCGGCCTAAAGTATGATATAAATATTGACAGCTTCCGAAATCAGCGTGTAAGAGGATCAAAGCACATTATTCAGTCAATGGCTGCTGAATTTGGCGTTGAATTACCCGATTGGAGTAATCCGTGGCTGAGTGATATAAAGCCCGTCAAATCATTTGACAATCTCATACACTTAACCAAGAGATGGCGCGAAAGATCACATATCAAATGGAGCCATGTCTTAACGCAAATAATTAATAGAAAAAAGTCTATTGCTTTCATTGGACTGCCTTCAGAATATGAATCTTTCTGCATTGAATCAGGCTTGGAAATTCCATACCTTGAAACTGATAATTTGCTGCAATTTGCAGAACTAATACAAGGGTGCGACGCATTGTATTGCAATCAATCTGTAGGGCTGGCAATTGCCCAGGGATTGGACAAAAAGTACTTTCTTGAATGCAAGCCAAATAAACAGAATTGTTTAATGTACACCAAAAATGAAAATATACTGAAATGATTACATCCGACGGAATTGAATACGAAATAGACGAAATGGGAATAATTCACCAGGTTACCCCGCAGCCTTTTGTTTATGATCAAACTTACTGTAGCACTTACGATACTGATCTTTATAGAAGAGAATCCGAAAAGCTGCAGGCTTTAAGATATGGCTTTGCCGTTGCATGTCATGGAAGAGTACCGGGTAAAATACTTGATTTTGGTTGTGGCAATCTTGCTTTCGTTGATTTTGTAAATCAGCATACAAATGCAATAGGGTATGATATTGCACCGGGGCCGGGTAAGGTAACTGAGTTGCAGGCAGCATCATTGATCACCTTTTGGGATGCATTGGAGCATGTTCCGGATATTAATGCAACACTACAATCAATCGAATGTGATACAGTGATTATATCATTGCCATGGTGCCATTATATTACCGAAGGGCTACAATGGTTCAATGATTGGAAACATCGCAAGCCTAATGAGCACTTGCATCATTTTAACTCTACATCATTGATGCTTCTTTTGGAAAGTCATGGTTACAAACAAGTTGCTATCAGCTACCATGAAGACATTGTAAGAAAGGGTGGAAATTGCTTGCCAAATATTTTGAGTATGGGATTCAGGAAGAAATAAAAAACCCCGGCATTTAACCGGGGCTCATTTTTTAATCAACCTATGAAAACTGACTACCGCTGCTATGATCCTGAAGGAACAGCACCTTTGATATTGAATGATGAGCCGTACACAGGTAAGGCAACATATTCTTCAATTCTTACGGTTACTTTATTTTCCCTAACGTTAGTTCCATCCTCGTAGAAGAACTCAATTCTGTAATTCTCCTGGAAAAGGAAGTCGCAACCCATACGATCAAAAATACCGTAGTCTCCGGCTGTCAACGCTGTTGTGGTAAATACAGGAACGCCACCAACATAAAGTTGACCATTTACAAAGGTGAAGTTAAAAGGCAGGTCATATTCGCCGCTTGTGCTTGCCTTGTTCTTGAAGAATCCCCAATAATCAATCGGGCGTACAAGAACATAACCTGGATTCCTTTCGAGCGTATCCTCCATGTAAGCAAGATTGTCAATGATGCTTTCAGCAAGAATAGAAGAAGTGCTTTGATCACTGGTAAAGTTGGGCGAAGTGAACAAACCTTTGATGATTGGCGTTGAGCCTGAACCGTACAAAATGCCAGCATCTTCAGCCCTGAGCAAGGCTTCTGGTAATCTGCTTTGTAAGAATCTTACCATACCGGGAACGTTATTAAGCGCCTTTTTGCTGATACGTGCCCATCCTGCAAGACATTCGATCTTTACTGAGCTTTCTACAAGATCAAAATCCTTTTGTGGTTTTGTGCTTGTTTCGCCAGTGAAGGCGATAGATCCTTCGCCGGTTCCATTTTCAGCCATGAAGTAATAATCAGTCCCAGGCCCGATATTGCCGGTATTAACTACCTGGCGCATGTGTACCTTGCGGTTTGGCCCTTCAATGATACCAGGCTTGTATATTGCACCCCAAACGCTGCCGCCGGTAATGTTTGCAGTTGTAATGTCTCCAACTGTCTTTACATCAAATCCAACGGCCCGCATACTCTTTTCGCCTTTGAAAAGCTTCTGCAAATCATCATGATTATCTTCGATCCCCTTCTGCAATGATTTTGCAAATACTTCTGCAGGTTCCTGATCTTTCTGCGTTGATTGCAAGCCTTTTATTTTGGCGCTCATTTCATCCAAAGATTTCTGAGTTGCTTTATCAGCCTCATCATATTTTACTTTGAACTCAGCCAGCTCTTTTGCTGCATCTTCGCCGGCCTTTATTTTGGCTTCCAATGCATCGATCTGCGCTTTGATAGCCGATTTTGCTGAGGCATCTGCTTCGCTTTTGAGACGGTTTTCCAGTTCCGTTAACTGTTTTTTAATATCGTCCACTTTGTTTACTTTTTGGAGTTAAGAAATTGTTTTATTGCATCAGCGAATTTATTTTCCGGCAAAGTGGAGTCAATTTCCGGCTTTGTGGCGTTTTTTATATCGCAAATAATTTGTGTGAGTTGTTTGCATTCAATCAGCAAAGATTCAATCAATTCATCAGAAGCAGATGTTTTTCGGCAAAAGGTTTCTATTGCCTTCATTCTTTTTTCAAGATAATCAATCTCTGCAATTTCGGATTTCATGCCTGTTAAAGGCGTAAGCTGATTGGCTCCCCATCCGGTTAAAGAACTGCCTTCATAAAGTTTTATCTCGGTTACCTCATGCCATCCCTTTGATGGATTCGAGCGATAATCTTCATAAGTCTGTATCTGATTTTCTTTAACGACCCTAAATCCAATTGAATGCTCGGTAATCAATCCTGATTCAACCATTTTTATAAAATCCTGCCCTGTTGTATGCGTTCCAATCTGGCTTTCATAAGCAAGCCCTTTCGTATCTTCCTGCAATGTCTGTATCGATCCCAATGGAAGATTTATATTATGATTCATCAAATGTTTAATACGCGGATTTGCTGATTGTGGGCCGTTCTCTTGTATTGATTTTGCAAATGCTCCATTGCGAATAATGTCGCCGTCAGAATCAACGTTGCCAAAGTTTGAGAAGTAGCCGGTAACAATGCCTTTTTTGCCATCAATATCCTTGATGATTGCGCCGGCCCCGAAACTTTTCACACTATAAACATTTTTCATTTGATTTCAAATTTAGTTTATTTTTATATCCAAGCTGAATATTTGTGAAAAGAAACAAAGCCGCCCTTGATTTTTATCAGGGGCTTTTTTATTATATCGGCATAAAACCAACCGTACACCTACACTGTATCACATCAGCAGCACTTCCATTAATATCTCCAGGCTGCATCATTTGCTCATATCCGCCCTCTTTTCGTGGCACCTGGAAAGCCTCATCATATCCAACTTCAACGCCGTTCATTTGCAAATGTGAAAACTTATCACGCGGGATGCGTCGCGTCCTGTTATCCAATGCGCTTATCCATACCTTTTTTACATCATAGCCTGCTTTCTTTGCGCCCTGCATGGCTCCATGGTTTGCCGCCCTCATTACTTCCGTTCTTGTAATCACAAAGGC